ATGAACATTGTGATACTCGATCACGATCCCCGCTAATGAAAAAGCATGGCGTTTTTAAAAACCTACGCCAAAAGCTACGCCAACTTTGCCGGTCGCCACTCCCCCAGCCCAGCAGCAATAGCCGCACACGCCAGCGCGGTGCGCCGGTCAATCGCCATCGGCTTTCCCGTGGATCTGGACTTGCCCGCCACCCAGTCTGCATAGGTGGAGCGGTTGACGCCCAGCGCCTCAGCCGCCGTGTCATACGTGTAACCCATGGCCGACTGCCATGCGCGCAGATCGTAAGGAGTCATGCGGGCCTCAAATCTGGATTGCGTGTGAGCCAGGCCCAAGCGATGCAGCGCTCAAAGTCACCCAGCCAGTCTGTGGGGCCAGCGTATAGCGCGAGACTGGGGTGCAGCGCTACAGCACACCACGGGGCGCCCGGCTGCTCAAGCCCGGGCAGTGTCGCAAACGCTTTTGTCATCTTGGCCCACAGCTCGCCCCCTTGGCGTGAGCGCTGCGCTACGCCGAGGGTGACCAGTGGCATATCAGCGCCCGTGTGGGGCTTGCCTTGCTCATGCGGGCCGAGCGGGGCGTATACGCTGACCACCAGCGCACCCGACTCTACAAATGCCCGGGCGCTGAAATGGCTCAGCTCAGGCAGGGGCAGCGGGTGGCTGCGCTGGCTATTGATGATGTTGGGCAGCCAGGCGGCTAGCAAATGGGTGACGGCTGGGGCTACCTCGCTGCGTGGGGTGCGCGCCAGGTGGCCAGTTGAGAGTGTTATGTGGTTGAGGTACATGCGCGGCTTAAACCTTGTGATTGGGGTGAGTCAGCCCGAGGGCGGCGTATTCTCTGGCGCTTTTATCAAACCCGGCCTGGACTTTTTGCCGGTTGTAAGACAGGCCCAATGCCCAGCGCGTTGTTTGTGTTTGTGCTGGCGTGCGCATGCGCTCTATGCGCAACGCCCTGATTTGCTCCCGCTTTTCAGCGGGGTTGTTTTCCTGGAAAAAGACGTTGACCCGGCCTGTCAAAAAATTGGCGTCGTCTATTGAAATGTTGGTTTTGCGCATTGTGAATCTCCTGCCTGCTACCGGAGGCGTCGGGTGCAATCAATTTCGATTGCATGGCTTTATTATAGTCGCGTAGCGCGACTATTGCAGCAGATGGAAAACTATTTTCTAAGTAGTTACCCTTACTTTTTTCCCGCGCTGCGCGCCTCCTCAATGTCCAAAATCTGATTGATCTGGCTGCTCACCTCGGCATACCGGGCCCGACAGATGGCAATGGCCCCGGCAGCATCTCGGTCGGTCGAATACCGGATGTCGCCACCGGGGGCAGTGGCTGGGGCCTCACCCGCAGATTCGCCGGGAGGGGTTCGCACTGGTTGATCACCGATGGCGTTGAGCACCCCAGCAGTGCCAGCGTCAAAGCACTCACGGCCAGACAGTAAAGCGATTTTTTCACGCGCGTCTCCTAATTTTTGATTGATTTTGGCCAGCGCAGTCACATGCGCCGTCGCCGCCTGGTCGATGACCTTGATTTGCCGGGCCGCATCCCGTGCCCGCAGATCCGCTGCAGCCAGCTCAGCACGGGCCTGCACACCCAGTTGCCACTTGATGCCCCCTGCCCCGCCTGCTGCAAAGATCAGCGCAGCGATGACGGCTTGCGCGGCCCAGCTCACGCCAGCCTCACGGCGCTGCTAATCTCAATCGTGATCGGCTCGCCGCTGGCGGTTGCCCGACGCAGCTCCTGCTTGATCAGTGCGACTGCCGGGCGCGAGGTGCCACCTACGAGGCTGGCATCAGTAGCTTGCATGCCCAACAAGATGCAGCCCTCGGTGTCTGCGCTCACGTTGCCAGCGTGCATGCGGATGTACATAAAGCCTGGCACGTCGTGGATGGTAGGAGTGTCCGGACCAAAACGCGGGCTGGACTCCAGCGTGACGCGATAGGTGCCCTGTGGGATGGCGGTGGCGGCCTTGATTTTCCAGTGCGCCACGGGCACGCCCTCAATCTCGCGCACCTCATCTTCCAGGGTGGCGCAGGCAAACACACCGTCAATGTGCAGCTTGCCGATGGTGGCGCCACCGATGGATTTACGCCTGTGTAGTGTGAGTTTCATGCGCCGTCTCCTGATCTGCGATTGCGTTTCAAAAATTGACCGGCAACAAAGCGCTCAGGCACCCCGCGCCGCCAATACGTGGCCGTGACAAGCTGCATGCAGACAACCGCCAGCACAATGGCTATGGTCACGGCGTCAGGCTGCCAGCCGTACAACGGGGCACCCAGGCCCAGCAGCGAGGCCAACCCCACCAACCACAACGCCAGGCGCACATTCAAACGGGTCGTTGTGTCGGTGCGCACAGATCGGCAAAACACGGACCAAAAAAGGGCAGCGCACAGCAACTCCCAAAAAATGAGTTTTGCGGTCATGGTCGTGCGCCCCCAATAATCATGTTTTGCACGCGGGTCTTGATGGCATCAATAATCTCAAGCCACTTGTTACCCAGGGCGCCGATCACAAACGCCACCACCACATACACCTCAACCGTGTCCACGCCAAGCCACGGACCCAACAGACCCGCAACCATGGCCGTGAGCACGATGGCAGTGACAAGACAGCGCAGCATGAGCCAAGCACCCTGCACGCGCGTCTCAATCACCGCACTGGACAGCGCCCACAAGCCACCGCCCAGCGACCCCAGCACGATGACGATATAAGGCCCCGCATTGGGGCCAAAGACGGCCACGGCAAGCGTGATCAAACTCACGCCCGCAACAGTGGATTGGATGGGCTCAGCCATTTGAAGGCCTCCGGTACATGTGTTTTTCAGCCTGCCAGCTCACCTGGCAGTGGTCTTTCTCGACGACGCGAAAAAACCAGTCAATCACAGGCCGCGCCAGGCGGCCTTGCAGCTTGCCGGCTTGCTCCTGCCGCCAGGCGCTGGCACTGATGGTCTCGCCCCGGGCGCAATTGCCCAGGGTGATGATGGCCAGCGCGAGGTGATCCAGCGCAATCAGCAGGATCAGCAGGCGCTGGCGAATCTCAAGCGCAGCAAGCCAGGCCATTACAGCCCCAGCTTGGCGCGTTCTGCGCGGCCCCATGCGCGGGCAAACTCGCAGTGCTCGCCGAAGGCCAGCAGCTCGTCTTGCTCGCCGGCTGCAAAGGTGTACGCACCCAGGGCGGCGCCAACACCAATGCGGGCAAACTTGGCCTCGTCACTGGGGCTGTACACGGCCCTGATTTTTTGCTCAGTGCGCTCATAGATCAGTTGCACATGCGGACTGGCTGCTTTTATTTGGGCGAGCAGCGCTGCGTCCAGTGTGGCGATTTGAGGGTCAATCTCCGCAGGCTGAGCGGGCAGCGTCAGCTCTTCGGGCACGGCCACATAAGTAGTCTCGCCAATAGTGCAAAGCTCGGTGCAGCGCAGGGCGTCATCAACACCTTGGTTGTCGGGCAGGACCATGGCGATGATGGAAAACGGTGTGGAATGCTTTTGGTAAGCGTAGATAGAGGTCATGGTGCTTTTCTTTCAAAAAAATAAGGGTAGGGCGCGGGCTCCACCAACACCAAACAGCACCAGCTTGCGGTGCATGCCAGCCTCAGCGTGTATGGATGTTTTGTGTGTCATGGTGGGGTGCCCTTATCGCTATCGCTCAGGGCCTCAAGGCAAATACGAGGCGCAGGCAAAGCCAACGATGAAGCTGGCGTCCGTCCGGGCGTTGTAGAGATTGCGAAAGCGCGACCCGGCAACGCTGCCGAGGGCCCAACTGCCACGAGACCCCACACAGAGCTGATCGCGCATGTACTGATAAAAATAATCCGCACCCATGGCTGTGCTGCCTGCTGCACTCATGCCGGCTGCGGCGGGCATGCCCATCATGGACAGCTTTCGCCCTGCTGCTGTAGACATGTCAAACACGGCGTTGCCGGCATTGCCGTAGCGCTGCGCGTAGCCGTTACCGGGGTAAGTGGTGGCAAAGTTAAGGGCGATGGCATCAAATTGCGCAGCCACACCCGTGGCGCCCCAGTGGTCGGTAGATGTGCTTGCGCCTGACGTGACAGCGGCAATGTCCACTGACTCTTTGAGCGTGTAAAAAGTGCCGTTGACGACCGTGCCGCCTGAGGTGTAGGCAGTAAACGCGGTGCCATTAACGCCATTGAGCGTTAGCGTGTTGACATCCAGCACGGTGCAAATATAGATGTCGCCATTCAGCTCCGTCATACCGACCACGGCGTCGATTTGCATGGGGTCACCCGTGGTGCGCCCGTGCGCCGTGACGGTAAGCGCCACAGGGTTGGCTTGGGTGGCGGCGGTAATGGCTTTGCTGGTGGCAATGCACGTCAACCCGGGGTTGATTTTGTAAATGTTGCCCGCCACATCGGCCACGCCGCACGCTTGGCCGTTGTGGGTGGTTTTGGCGAGGTTGGAGCCAGAGCCTGTGCGTGCAAAGTTGGGGTACGTGGTGGTGCCAGCACTGGTAAAGGTAACGGCGCCTGCCCCGTTTTGCAACACATCGGCCTCGCTCTTGAGGGCGTTGTTGTCATTGCCTTTGGGGTAGTTGCGCACGCCGGTGGAGTCATACCAGGCGCAATAGGTGGTGCTTGCGCTGGCTTGGGCGTGCGCCTCGCTGATGCGGGCCAGCGCGTCAGCGATAAAAATGCTTTCCGGGAAAAACGCTGCGCCGCGCGATTTGGCGGCTTGCAGTGAGCCGCCGTAGGTGTTGGTCGGGGTTTGGCTGTTGGCGGTGGCGCCGGTAAAGCCGACTTGTGGCGTGCCCACAAGATTGGGCCCACTGACCATGGGCATGGCGTTGGCAATGCTGGAGGCAATGGCGCCGTTGAGCGAGCAGTCGTATTTGTCCCGAAAAAAGCCAAGTTTGTTGGCTCCACCATTGATAAATGCGCGGTGGCGGTAAAAGCCATCCGCGTTGGCGGTGGCGTCGTCCGGGAATGCACTGATAGGCAGGATGTGCTGGCTGTTGACGCCGTGCGCGGCAAAAGTGGGGTTGCTGGCGTGCCCAATGCGCAGCCAGTAGGCGGGCACCCACACCATGACGCTGCCGTCAGAAAATTGGTAGTTGCCGTAGTTGACTGAGAGCTTGTCGGTGCACCCAGCCATGGGTGTGTAGCCAGCAGGCACAGAAGGGCAAATGCCCACGCCAAAGCCTGCTGTGCCGGGCGTGCCAATGTGGTTGGTCTGGATGCCACTGATGGCAGCCAGCCAGGTGGCATCAAGGGTGCCGTCTGCCTTGGCCAGCGGAATTTTGGCTGGCGAGGCGGTGAGGCTGGCCCATGCAGCCACATCGACCACGGGCTGCCAGTAGGCGGTGGAGCCGGGGGTTTGTGCGGTGGCCGCAAGAATACAAAAGTAAGCCTGGCCGGCGTGGGTCACAAAGTCCAGCGGCACATAGGCCGTGGCAGCGCTGTAAACGCCTTTGTAAATTGGCTTGACGCGCCCGAGGTTGGTAGTTGGCATGGTGTGGTCCTTGATTAAGGGTAGGTAACAAGAAAATTTCCGCCAGCGTCTATCGACATGCTGGTGACAGTGGGGCTGTTGTAGGTCACGGACAGGTCGCCGCTGGCGTCCACGACCATGGCGCCCACGCCATTGGCTAGCACATTGCCCAGTGCAAGCAGTGCGGTGTTGGCTGCATTTGCGGATGACGTGGCCTCGGCGGCTTGCGCGGCTGCGCTGGCTGCCGCACTGGTGGCCGTGGTGTGTGCTGCACCTGCGGTGATGGCGCTTGCGGCGGCAGCAGCAGCATTGGTGGCAGCATTGGCCAAGCCTGCTGCCAGGGCAGCGGCTACCTGGGCATTGACGTTGGCGTTATGCGCGTTGTTTTCAGCGTTTTGCGCGTTGGCCTCACTTTGCAGCAGCGGCAAAGCAGCCATGAAAGCATCTCCGCGCGCGGAGAAATTGGTGGAGTCCGCACGGCTGGGGGGCGTGGGCAGGGGTGTGATAGCAATAGTCATCAGGTGATTCCTTCTATTTCAATGGAGCAATAAGACATCGTGGGGTAGGCCACGTCGATAGAAAAATCCCGGTAAAAACCCAGCAAGTTCAGGGGCTCCAGCGCCTGGGAGTCGCTCATGATCCAGGCGCACGGGGTGGCCCGCAGATCGGACAAAATGCGCTGCACTTTGTTGAGCTGGCTGTTGTCCAGCATCAGGCGCACGCTCACGCGCTTGCTGTATTTGCCTTTTTGGAAGCTGGTCACACCTTGGGCGCTGGTGATTTTTTTGGAGAAATCCAAAATACCCACGGTGGCCCCGTACTGCGCGCCACCCAAGTCATAAAACGTACCCATGTTGATGGCGCCACACTTGGCGGTGCCGGCGCTGGTCACAGTCACAGTAATGTGGGCGTTGGCGTAGGGCGGCAAGTCGGACAACACCACTTCGCCGCGCTGCACGCTCGGCTCAAAATAGTATTGATACCAGTCGGCCATGATGGTGCCGTCGAGCGTAGCGGTGCGGGTGTAGACCACTGTGCCGGCCAAGCCGTCGCGCACGGTCACGCTCAGGGTGTGACCTTCCAGCCCAAACAGCGCCAAACTGTTGCAAATGCCGGGCGCTACAACAACAGTCAGCGCGGTGGGGGCGGTGCTTTGGGTGCTGATTTCTGCGTCAAACATGGCCCAGGCGTTGCTGGGTCCTACGTCTATCCAGTACAGGGGGCTGCTGGCGGGGGCATTGCCGGTGCTGGGGCCTTGGATGCATTCAAAAATTCGCGTGGCCACAATCACCCGGGCATTGAGCGCGTAGGTTGTACCCACCAGCCAGGCGGCGTGCGCCTCGGTCGCGGTGGTAGACACCACCATGCCGGTGGTCAGAGCCAAAGGCTTGATGACCTTGCTCATGCGACCGCCGTCATTTGCAGGCTGTCGCCGTCAGGGGTGACGCGCTCCAGCGTTTTGGCGGTTTTGCCGGTGGCAGCAGCAATGGCGCGCAGCTCGTAGCTCATAGCCTCCAGCTGCTTGCTTTGCCGCTCCACCAGTGCCTCCAGACGGTCGGTGTTGCTGCCGCCCAGCATGCCGCGCGTTTGGCTTGCGCTGTAGATGCGGCTGGGGCCGGTCACCTCCAACTCAGGGCCGTTTTCACCCACTAGCCGAATGCCGCCTGAGTGCGTGCCGCCCATGGCAAACGCGGGGATGGCTTGGCCAGTGAGTGCAGAAATGACGGCGCCCAAGCCTGCGGCGGTGCGGTCAGAGCCCGCGCGGATGGCGTCGGAGATGATTTTTTCCGCGCTCAAACTGGCGTCTTGCAAAGATGCCAGCGTGGCGTCAATGTCGCCCAGTAGCTTGAGGCTGTCTAACTGGTAGTTGACCGGGGTGGAGGCTTCAATCAGCGCGGCCACGCTCTCGGCTTGGCTCAGGTAGTTGCCCACTTGCCCACCCCGCCCGGTGGCGGTGAGTGACTCAATGAGCGGGTTCAGCAGGCTATTCAGGGTGTCGCCGTAGCCGGCCAGCGTCTCGCCGCCTGCGCCTTGGGATTTGGCGTAGGCGCTGCTGAACTGTCCAGCGAGGCTTTGGTATTGCTGCTCTTCGCTGAGTTGTGCAAAGCGGTAGCTGGCCACGGTGGTGCGCAGGCCGGTGGCGCTGGTGGTCATCAAATCGGCCAAGGCTTTTTGGCCTTCGTAGTACTTGGCCGTTTCTTCGCGCAGGCGGGACAGTTTGGTGACCGATGCGCCGGCCTCGATTGCGAATGACTGGAGGGCCTTGGTGTAATCCAGCGCGGCTTTTTTGGCTGCGGTGGCTGCGCTGGTTTGGGCTGCGGTGGCGTTGTTGGCCGCTGCTTGGGCTGCGGCCACCTGTGCCTGATCATACGTATTGGCGTTGGCGGCTTGCTGGTAAATGGGCGCGTTTTTCGACGAGACGGCTTGCGAGTACTCGGCGGTCATGCGCTGCATTTGGCTGGCTAGTGCGTCGGCAGAGGTGGCGCCCGTGTCCCAGCCTACGCCAAACATGGCCATGTGCTGATTCCACGCGGGCCCGATGATCGACTCCCAGAGTGCGTTGGCGGTTTCGCCGGGCTTTGTTGTGGTGGGGGCGCCGTCAAGCGTCAGCCCGCTGAGTATTTGCGACTGATTGGCCGCGCGGGCGGCGGTGCTGGCAATGAGGGCTTGATCTTTTTGGGCTTTGAGCTGGTCGGCAGCGCTCAGGCTGCTGTTGGCAGACACCACCCCGGCATTGCCCGGCATGCTCACACCGATGGCCGCAATGCCCCGCTGAATCTGCACCTTGCTCATAACCGTGGGGTTGATGATGCTCAAGGCAGCATCCCGCACGGCAATGCGCTCGCTGTTGATGTCACCCAGCACACTACTGATGCGGGTGGCCAGCGTCTCAAACACGGCGGTGACGGTGGCCACAAAAGTGGCCGTGCTCACGCCAGCCAAGGCCGTGCTCAGGCCAGCAATGTCAACCACGGCTTGGTCGGCCCGATAGCCCAGCACATCCATCTCAACCCGAAGCTGAGTGGCTGATTTTTGCGAGGCGCTCATCTCCGTGCCAAGCTCATAGGCGCCATTTTTAAAACCAATGACCTTGCTGGTGCTGTCGCCCATGATGCTGTTGATAAAGCTCAGCTCGCCGCGCATGCTTTGCGTGCTGCCGGTCAAGTCACCCACGGCCAACTCGGCGGCATTGAGTGCGGGCGTCAGCTTGCCGTTACCCGAAAACGCTTTGATCAACGCCTCGGCTGTGGCGGTGGCCAAGGTGTCCAGGGCGTCGGTGGTGGTTGCAAACTCAGGCGCCAAGGTCAACATGGTGGCGTAGGCTTTGCGGCCCGCGTCAGTCGTCAGGTCCAAGCCATCCACCACGGCCCGAAAGGCGTCTTTGTTCGCGGGCATGGCAATGTTGACCAGTGCCATCTGCTTGGCCAGGTCTTCGGCGCTGCGGGCGGCACGCTCGGACTCTGTGTAAAAGCTGCCGTAGTAGGCTGCGCTGCTGGCGGCGAGCTTGTCCAGCCCGCCGAAGGCGTCGGCCAGTTGGCTGGCTGCGTCAGCCCCGGAGGTGCTCACGTCAAACAGGCGGTTGCGCAGCATGGACAACCACGCGTTGGTGACGGTGATGCTGCTGCTCAAGCGGGCCAGGGTGGTGCTGGCGGTTTCGCCGGCTTTGGCAAATTCAGAGGCCACATACTCGCCCGCGTCTTTGTAGCTGCCAATGATGGTGCGGGCCAAGTCTTCACTGGCGCCGGCCATCAACTCGGTGTAAAGCGCCTCATCTTTGGCCTTATCGCCCGTGAACTCAATTCTGAAGGACTTGTTGAACCCGGCCACGCTATCGGAGGCCAACCCCAGTGCGCCGGCGGCGCCCGTGGCGGCAGTCTTGATGTTGGCAAAGTCGGTCTTGAGGGCCTGCGCCATCAAGGGGTCCATGGCTTTGATCTCGTCCCAGTATTTGGGGCCGCCAAACAGGTAGCCGCTTTTGCGCATCTCATCAAAGCCGGTGAGCGAGGCATCGTCGCCCAGCGTACCGCTGATGCCGGTGCCGGTTTGCTTGGTCGTGCGGAAGGCACCCACTGCGGCCAAGACGGCAATGGCGGCGAGTGCGTAAGGGGCAACTGCACCGATAGAACCAGCCATCGAACCGCCAGTGCCAAGGGCCATGGATTGCGACAGTTGGGCGGCAGTGCCAGTCATGCCAACCATGGACTGGGTGGTGGCCAGCGCGGCCACGCCAAACTCTGTTGTTGCCGCTGACAGTCCCGCCATCATGGAGCCGGCACTGTAAATGCTGGAGCCAGTGCCCAGCGCACCCAAAGCCGATGATCCACCGCTGGCTGCATTGGCCGCACCCGACAAGCCCATGGCGCCTGAGATGGCGCCGGCAATGGGCTGCACAAATACCTTGAGTACTTGCGTCTTGAGGGCGTTTTTTATTGTGCTGAAAAATGATTCAAAAAATCCCTGGCCCGACTCAAACGCGCGCATCAGGGAGTCTTGCCAAAATTTGCCCGACTCCTCGGCTGCTTTTTGGTTGGCGCTGGTCAGGTCTTTCAGGGCCTCGTCGCTGGCTGTGCGGCCCTCCAGCCCCCGGGTGGCGGCAATCAGGCGTTTTTGGGCTGCAATGCGGATCTCAATATTGGCCACATCCTCGCCGGCCATGGCGGCGGATTCGCGGGATTGCTCCAGGTGCACCAGGGTCAGTTCCTGCACGGCAGATTTGAGCAAGCCATAGTTGGCCAGCTCGGCCTCTGCCGCTACGGCGGCGGCGACTGCATTGGACACGCCGACCTCGGAGGCTTTGGCGTAGGCTTCCATGGTTTTTTCAAGCTCTTCGCGCAGCTTTTCTTGCTGTTTCATTTCTTCGCCTTGAAACTTCTCTTTGAGTTCAGCCATCAGGCGGGCGCCATCAATATCGGCCTTGATGGCGGCAGCCTGGGATTTGCTCGCCTCAGAGACTCCTGATGCCGCGCTTTTGCGGATGCCACCTTCTTTTTGGATGAGGGCTGCCACGTCTGAGACATAGCGCTCTTCGCTCATCAGACCTTCGTCAAACCCGGCTTTGAGGGCTGACAGGTGTTTTTGGAAGTTGGCGTCAACCCCGGAGGCGGTGACTTGCACGGCCAGCATGGCGGTTTTGATCTTGGCCAGGCGTTCGGATTCCGTGGCATAGCTTTGGCTGCGGGTGGGGTATTGGGCGGCAATTTTTGAAACATCACCTGGCCCGAATCCAATTTGGAGGCTTTCTTTTTGGTGTCGAGCCTCCTTTAGCTCCCTGATGTAAGCAGCCGTCTCAGCAATGGCCTGCTTGTAATAATTGCCATTCATCGGCTGGGCATCAAGAAGCTGGAGCCTGCGCAGCTCCGCGTCAGCAATTGTTATTTTTTTGCCCAGGGCTTCGACCTGAACCGCATTGGTGCTTAGCGCCTCAGGCAAGAGATTGATGTTTGTATTTAAATTTACAACACCTCGTGAGAGTAGATTGATGACTCCATTCAAGGTATTGCCCGCAAGGGACAGTGCATCAAAAGGGACTCGCAAAACAGTTTGCGACAAACCTACACCTAAAGTTGCAGCCAACCCATGCCCCGATTTTTTGGCGTTTTCCATGGAATCTGCCAATGCGTTGAAGTAGCTTGACAGCCCATCGTTCTCATTGGCAATAACTTTTGATACGCCCGACTCCGTAATTACATTTTTCAACTTCTCCCATGAGTTGCCCATACGGTTCATGCTGGACTGCATGGATTGGGCTGCTTTCTCAAAGCTGCCTGCGGCCTCTTTTTCAAGCTGGGCAGCAAACTTTGGCAAAAAGTCAGTGCTGACAACCTGGCCCATCTCCAGCATCTTGCTAAACTCGGCAGTGGTCACACCCATGGCGCGCGCGGCAATGGCAAACGCACCTGGCAGGCGCTCACCCAACTGGCCGCGAATTTCCTCGGCCTGAACTGTTCCTTTGCTCATGATTTGAGTCAAGGCCAGCATGACGCCCTGAACTTCTCCGACACCTAGCCCCATCACGGTAGTGGTCTTGCCCACGGCCTCAAACACATCCCGGACGCCCTTACCCTCCAGCGCCGTACCTTTGGCCGCAGCGGCAAACTTGGCGTAAAGCTGGGAGGTGCTGGCAAACTCCAGTCCCATGGTGTTGGTGGCTTTGCGCAGGTAGTCAACTTCTTGCGTTACCGCGCCCGCCCCCATGCCGTAGGTCAAGGCATTTCGCAGTTTGTCAATATCGACCTGCGCGCCTTGCATAGCGGATCGAAACTCCAGAATCTTGGTAATGGCGAATCCCGCGCCAATGGCCACACCCAACTGACTCCCCATGACGCTCACGGCAGAGCCCAGGCTTTGGGATTCGTCTTTAACGCCGCGCAGGGATTGCTCGGCCCGCTTGCCAAACTTGTCTACCTCGGCGCCGCTTTTTTGCAGCTCAGTGACAAGGTGGGTGCTGTTGCCCCGCAGGATTACGCCGATTTCGCTGGTCATTGGGTGGTGGCTCTGGTTGGGCTAGGTGGCGTTAAGGTGCTTGAGGGCGGCTCGCTCCAGGGTTTGGAGCTGGTCAAACAGGGTGGTAGCGTCTGGGGGGCTGGGGGCTTCGGGGTCAAGTGGCAAGCGGCGCTCCACCAGTTCAAGCACTTCGTACTTGAGGCCCTGGTGGTGCAGGCCGCCATTCATGCCCTGGTGGCGGGTGATGACGTTCCATTGCGTTGACATGGCAAAGAACACATCAGCGGCGCGCCAGTGTTCAGGCCAAATTTCAACCAGCTCTGACTCGGTGCTGCGCTTGAGTTCTGCACGTTTTAGCTCCAAAAATTCGGGCGGGGCGCCTGCGGCTTTGAGGCCGTCAAGCGCGCTTTCATCTACCGTTGCACGCCCACCGGTTGCCCAGTGGCGCGCAACGGCTTCTAGTTTTTTGAGGCCAGGTGGGCGGCTGCCTTGGGGTTAAGGGTGTCGTAAAAGGCTTGTGCCAGCGCACCCAACATGCCCACGTATTCATCACACAAGGCCTCGCGGTCTTCTTTGGTGTAGGGAATGGGGGCCTTGGACTCGTCGGTAACGCCACGCCAGCCGATCATGTAGCTGTCAAGCACATCTTTGTGTTTGATTTGGCCGTCTGATTGGGTCTCAAACAAGGCCGCCGCTTCGGATTGTTTGAGGCGCTTGAATTGAGCGTCAAACTTGAGTTCTTGCAGGGCACCATCGGCGCTGTAGCACTTGTGGGTGACAGGGGCAAACTGGGTGGGGGACGCTGTGCGGACGATAGCCATTGTGGTGATTCTCTGATTAATGTTTTTTTATAGCACTCTAGCCAAGCATTACGCCGGCTAGAGGCTTGTTTTACTTAAAACTACGGCTTAGAAGCTGGTGACAATGCGCAGCTCGTTGTTGCCGGTGCCCGTGGGTGGTAACACCATCTTGTAGCTGTTCATGAGCTTGCCGCTGAGGTCGCTATAGGTGGGTGTGGTGAGTTGCACGTTGGGGGCAAAGATGAGGGTTTTATTGCCCGTTACCGTGCCGTGGATCAAGCCCAGGCTGCCCATGGTGTTGGCCTTGACGTTGCCCATGAAGGTAACGTCTTGAGCGGCGGTGAGGTCAACCTCCAGATCACCCGTGATCTTGCGGTCCATGATTTCAACGGACTCGCCGCCGATCAATGGGATGTGGGGGGCATCAATACCAAAGTCAAACATGAGTTTGCTGTAAGGGGTGGCGGTGCCGCCCACCAAGGCAGGGGCAACCACGGCAGCGTGGGTGCAGCCCATCAGGAGGTCGATGGTGTTGGCATCTGTTACCACTTGCGGGGTTTTCCAGGTGGTGTAGGTGACGCCACTGGGGGCTGTTGCGGCCAGACCGCCATCAACACCTTTGAATTGAAACTTGATTTTCGGGATGGCGCCTGAGCTGAGGTCAAGCGAGGCGGTGCCCCGGCAACCCAGCAGCTTGTGCAGCACGTCATCAGCAAAGTAATACTGATCTACCCACTCAAACGCGGTGCTGATGGGGAGGTAGTCAACCCGGGTAGATGCGGTGAGGGTTTCAGAAAAACCGCAGGCGCGCAGCAGCGCACCCCATGCGGGTGCAACGCCAGCGGTGCCCGAGCCAACCAGCTCCACGCTGTAACTCAGGGATTTAAAGGCGGTGCCCACCAGGTTCTCACTGGCGCCCATGTAGGAGCGGATGAAGTTGCGGTCTACGTTGGAGGCCTCCAGCGGAGAGAATGACACATCACTGACCAATATGGCGTTGGCCGACCCGGTGGGCACGGCGTCAGTGCCGTAGGTGGCGCCAATTTTGGCAAGGATGGTGGTGTTTTTGAGGCGGCGTTGGGCCATGATTTACTCCTGGGCGGGGGTTGATTGGGGGGTTTCTGGGGTGGCTTGGCCGGCCTGCGGGTGGCCGGCACGCTCAATGAGCGCGGTCACGCCTGTGGCGGGGTCCTGGCTGTAGCTGCCGCCCATGCCGAAAAACGGGGTGGATGGGGGGCCTGCGGGTGCGGGCTGGTCAAGCGCGGGCTTGAACGAAGGGGGTTTTGTGGTCACGGGTTAGCTCCAGGCTTGCAGACTGTTGGACGGGGTACGGTGCTGGACGGTGAGCTGGATGACGGCGCACACCAAGGGGGTGTCTCCATCGTCATACTGCCAGTCAATGTGTGGGTTTGGTGTCATATCAATGGCGCCCATGGCGGCTGCATCCAGCGCGCAAAGGCGTTCCCATACGTCAGACAAAAGCTGATCAACGGCGCCGGCTGGCTCGCCGCTGCCCGGAGCGCGGGCGTAGCACTCCACGGTGTAGAGACTTACCCAGTCAACCGCGCCAAGCACTTCTTGCAGGCCCACGGATTTATCAAGGCGCACAACCACGGCTGTTGCACTGGCAGCGGATACCGGGCGCAGGCGGTTGGCGTAAACGCGGCCTCCCGCCAGAGCCGGGGCGGTGATCAATGCAGCCAAAAGGCTACTTTGAAGCCCGATAAACGCGCTGCTCATGCCACGGACTCCAGGCGCAACACGCTCAAGCCGGTGCCAGCGGGCTCGATGGCAACAATCTTGTAAGTGACGCCGTTGACGACTGCGTGCTGCTCGACCGCATCAAATGGCTCGGAAAACCAGCGGTTCCAGTCCTCTATCACGCGGGGTGGTATGTGAGCGCTGAGCATGACGAGCTTGGGCTCGGTGCTGGCCATGCCAAAGGCGCCCACGTTGCCCAGCGTGAAGCCATTATCAAAAATGCCGGACACCTCCTCACCACCCAGCAGCACGGATTCACCCAGCCGCTTGACGGCTGTGGCGTTAACGCGGGATTGCAGGGTGGCAAAGCTCATGGGGCGGCCTGATTTGGCTTAGGCGTTGATGCTGATTTCAACCGTGGTCACGCCTGAGCCCGCTGCCTTGAAGGCGTAGCCGGCCAGCTTATGGGTGCTGGCGGTAGTGGTCAAGCGGGTGTTGCCTGCGTCCCAGTACAGCAAGTCACCTTGGGCAACCACATCGGTGCTGAGTTTGGCAATGGTGAACACGCCTTGCACGCGCACAGCGCCCACGGCGCCGGCCGCAATGGCTGTGAGCGCCACGCCGATTCGGCTGCCGATCAAAAGAATCTGGCCGGATGAAACCGCAGAGCCTGCGGGGAAGTCGATAACGTCGCCGGACATTACGTATTTGGTGGTCATGGTGATGGTCCTTGGGGAGTTTTTGGGGTGGCTTTACCGGGCAGGGTTTGGGCTGCCCGGTGGTGGCGCTTTAGGCGCCTGTGCTGCGCACTGCGCCGCGATAGTCGAGGCCGGCAATGCCGTAGTCCATGCGGACCTTCCAGCGGGCGCCGTCTACGCTGAAGCCGTTTTCCAGCTCCAGGTACGGGGTGTCGATGCCGTCCAAAAAGGCAACCTCAAGCACAGGGGCTTGCGATGGCGCGGCAAAGATGAACCAGGGCGTGCCAGACAGGCGGGGGGTGCCCACAATGGTGCCCACCATGTTGGCGGCGATGTTGGTGCGCTGGAGTTTGTTGGCAGCATCTGGGTCGTAGGTGCTGTTGTTGACCACACGGGCCTGGCCGCTGATGCTGTCCGGACCCAACCACACATCGGGCGACAAGGCCAAGAAGTCGTTACCGCTCACGTCTTTTTGGGCGCTCAAGATCACGCGGGCTGCCTCAAAGGCGGCTACGGTGGGGGCGCCTGTGCCCACATTGTTGTGGTCCGCATGGAACAGGGCTTTGCCGTCAGCCAAAGTCGGGCCAAAACCGGAGTTCAGGGCCAGCACGGCATACACATCGGCTTCAACCGTGCGCTTGGCTGCGCGGCCCAGGCTGGAGGCCAGGCCGGTGAGTGTGCCCATGTCGTCATTGATGACGGCTTCGCGGCTGATGTTGATGATGTTGCCTTTGGTGGTGGCTGCGATGCTGGCTTTTTCGCCATCAGGAATGCTCTTGTTGCGGTACTCGCCCAGCTCGGTCTTGCTATCCAGGTTGCTCAGTGAGCCCACGCGGTAGCGGTTGTGGGCGCGGAAGTCGCTCACGGAGCCACGGGCGCAAAACAGCGTCCAGGTGTCGGCCTGCAAGGCATAGGCGCCCAGCAGGGTTTTGTGCATCACGTTTTCCAGCAAAATCGGGAAATCGCTGCCGCCTTGGGTGAAGGCGCTGGCCACGATGGCGCGCTGGTCCATGCCATCGGTCTTGATGCCGGCGCGGGCCAGGCACATTTCAGCCAAATTCAGGAGCTTGCGGCCCCGGTAGGGGTTGGAGGCATCCACGCGCACAGGGCCTTCTTTGGACACTGCAATGGAGGCGCGGGCCAGCACGGCGTTGACCATGGCTTCACGGTGCTTTTCGGACTCGTCGTGCACGGTGTTGATGATGGTGTGGCCAGCCACCGGGGCGCTGGTGCTGCCCAGCAAGGCAAGTAGCTTTTGGCCGGCTTGCGCGTCGGTGCAGTTGGTGTCGTTTTGGCAGGCTGCACGCAGGGTGGCCACGCCGTCGCGGTCGGCAAACTTGGCAAAGCTGGTGTGAATGGCCTCGCGGCGGGCGCCGTCAGCGGCCAGGGCGGCTTGCACTGCGGCTTGCAATGCGGCTGCGTCTGGGGTGGCGGCTTGGTTTGAACCTGCCGCCGGGGCGTTTTGGGTTGGGTGCATGGTTTGCGCTTTCTGGGGTTGGGTGGCTTCTGCCACGGGGCGGGTGAAACGGGTGGCGGCCTGGCTGCGCATGGAGGCAGATGCCGCAATGGGCAGGCCGGTGGTGATGTTGTCGATGAAGCCAATCTCTTTGGCCTCGGCGGCGGTGTAGTAGTGGTCGGCGCCATCGGTGAGCAGGGCCAGCATGTCAGCAACGGGCTTGCCGGTTTTGGCGGCATAGCTGGTGGCCATGGCGCTTGCAAATTGGTCAAGCATGTTGGCGGCTTCACGCAGGCCGGTGCTGTTGCCGGACATGTAGGTCCAGGGGGCGTGAACCATCAAAACCGCGTTTTCAGCCATCTCTACGGTGTCACCGGCCATGGCGATCAGGCTGGCAATACTCATAGCAACCCCGTCAACTACGGTGGTAACGGTGGCGCTGTGGCGCTTGATGGCGTTGTAGATGGCGGTGCCGTCTGACACAGAGCCGCCAAAGCTATTGATGCGGATGGTGATGGCGCTCACGCTCAAGGCGCCAATGTCTTTGACGAACTGCGCGGCGGCGATGGTGTCGCCATACCAGCTCTCGCCAATGTCGCCGTAGATGAAAATTTCAGCCTCGGCCTGCGCGCCTTGGGCTGCAGCGGCTGCAACAGGCGTTTTCTGGCGAATGCTGTACCAGGCTGCGGCTGGGGTTTGCGAGGTGGTGGTTTGTGGCATGGTGCGGATTTTGTTGGGGTTGGTGTCTAGTTTTTTAGTAAAAAGCTGGACTATTTTTCTGCGTCGGTTTTTTGCTGGGTGGTGTCTTCGGCGTCTTTGCCTGCGTTGGTGGCGGGGTCAATGCGGCCTTTTTCATTGGCATGGTCACTGCTGAAAACAAGCTCTTCGCGCTTGACCTCTTTGCGCCATTGCTTGATTTGCTCCAGCACTTCACGCGGGTTTTTGCCACGGCGGCGGATGCTCTCTACCTCGCTGGCAAAGCCGGCTTTGGTGAGTTCGATCATGGCTTGGGCCTCTTTCATGGGGTCAATCCATGGCATGGCCTGGGCCACAAAGAGGGCGTCGTCTTGGGTGCCGGGCTGCACGTCTTTCGGCATGGGCACCACGCCGCTGATGTGGGCTGCTTGCACAAAGCTGGCCCAGCCGGGCTGGATGCACAAGCCGGTGAAGGCGTCAGTCAAGCTGGCGTAGTTGATCCACTGCTCCACCAGCTCCTGGCGCTGGGCGCTGTAGGTGCCGTTGTAGTCCCGTGCAATGGACGAGTAACTGGCACCCACGCCTGCGGCCACGGCGCGCAATTGGCCCTGACGGAAGGTGACTACATTGGGGTTGGGGCGGGTGCTGTCGATCAAACCAATTTCTTCACCCACGGCCAGGCCATCAATGATCATGCCGGGCTGCAGGCGCAGGTCGCGGCCAATGGGGTTGCCTTGGTCGTCTTTGGCGGTTTCGCTGGGGTCGTAGCCTTCGGGGTTGGTTTTTTTGACGTAGGCGGTGAGCGCGGCGGCTACTTTGGCGGCTATGCGCTCGCTGTCTTCGTAGTCTTTGATGTCTTCAAGGCGGCCAATGATGCTGGCAAATTCGGTGATGCCGCGCATTTGGCCAATGCGGTCACGCAGGGCCACATGGATGACGCTGGCTGCCGGTATGCGTTTGAGGTCTTGCGCGCCAAACCCGAGCGGGGTCACACCCTCCAGGGGGTTGCCTTTATAGCTGTAGTAGGCAATGGGGCGGCCCCAGGCGTTGCGCTCTACGCCTTGTTTGATGCGGGTGCCTTCATCGTAGGTCATGGGCACGAGGTCGGCCTCGAACATCTCCACGCTGTAGGGCACGGCGCTGCCGTGGGTGAGGCCGGGGACGGTGCCCACCAGCTCCTGCAAAAACACTTCGCCATCTCGCAGCCAGGTGCGGCACAGCAGGCGCTGCATGGAGGCGTCGGTGTGCAGGCCGGTGACTTCGGGGGCTTTGCGCCACTCCAGGTGGGCGGTGCGCAGGGCTGCGGCGTATTCCTCATGAATGGAGCCGTCACGCCTGCGGGGCTGGGGCTCAATGCCTATGCCGTTGGGGCCTACGATGTTGTTGGTCATGGTGCGCAAAATGCCGCGCGCAATGTCGTTGTTGCGCTCCATGTGGCGGGCTTGGGCCATGAGGGCAGCGGCGCCTTGCAAAACAATCTGGTTGGGGCTGAGGCGGTCTTTGTAGAACTTGCGGTTGCGGTTGGGGGCGCTGTCGTCATGGGCACGGGCGCTGATGCTGTTGAGCACCTGGCGGGCGTTGTAGCGGCGCAGGCCGGCTGCGGGGCTCAGGAACCCGACGAGGCGGTCTACGGAATTCATGCTGGGGGTGGGTTTGGCCATGGCGTGCGGGTTCGGGTGGGTGCGGGTTTAGTTAAACCGGGCGCTGGTGAAGGTGAGGCCGCCAAAGGTGGGGCGCCCGCTGGCGGCAGCGCTTAGCCGGTCTACGGTGCGCTGCCATTGGGCTATGCCTTTTTGCACCAGGGCGAGTTCGGTTTGCTTCTCCCAGCGGTCGATGCCGGGGCCACCTAGGCGGACCTCTTGGGCCTCAAGAATGCGGGTTTCGGCGGCTTGGTATTCGGCCAGCTTGGCTTGGGCTTGTAGGAGGGTGGTCATGGGCGGCACCATAGCGCGGGGGCTGTCTAGTTTTTTAGTAAAAAGCTGGACTGTTTTTCATGTGACTGCGGCGTGCTGCTTGCTTAGACAAGCAGGTTTTGCATTTGTTTTTGACGTTCAGGCGCAAACAATCGGCCTTGTGATTCCGCTTGCTCAATACGGGCAATTGCAACCTTGAAATACTTTGGATCTCGCTCTATTCCAATGAACTTGCGACCGTGCTGCATGGCTGCAACCCCTGTTGTCCCGCTACCCATGTAAGGATCCAGAATTGTCTGCCCAGAGTTTGTAAATCGCGTGACCCAACTGGAAATCATTTCAACAGGCTTACCGGTTGGGTGGTCTCCATTGGTAATCACGGGGCCAATCCAGTTGCCATGGCACCCCCCCCCAAACCACGCCTTCTTTTTGTCTTTTGGATAGATGTAGGCAATGCCGTCCCACCCATTGGCCGGGCGGTCGGCGCTAATTTGGGGCATTGGGTTTGTTTTGACCCAAACGCCGAATCGAATCAGATCGTAAAAATGATGTTTTTGAAATTCAAGCTGGGCAATGTGGCGCCAATCCATATTTGCAATAACCCACCCATCGCAAAGAACAGAACACGAGTCAAGCAGTGATTCAATGGCTTTGAAGTCAATGGCTTTGAAGTCAATGGCTTTTGCGCCACCTGCACCCCCTGCATTACTTTTTGCGTTTTTGTGGGTGCTGTCGCTATATGGAGGGTCTGTTATTACGCAGTCTACTTTTTCAAGCAGAGGCAGAACTTCCACACAATCACCAAGGTAAAGCGTAGCGTCGCCAATTTCCAATTTTTCAAACGTGGCCATGGTTGCCAACACCCTACTCGTTCACAATTTGGTAAAGCCGGCTGCGGCTGATGTCGTGGTCTCTGCAGACCTTCTCGCGGTTGGTGCCGTCAAACTCGCGCTTGATGCGCTGGTTTCGGGTCTCAAAGTCGATGGGGCTGGGGATGTAGATGGTTTGTGAGCCCGCGCGCTTGCGCCATCCGCGCACCAGGGCGGTGGCGATCATGGCTGCGAATTCATCATGCAGGCCGGTCTCGGTTTTGAGGATGTCTTGCATCTCACGCTGCAAAAACAGGGCGCTTGATTCTTCTTTGGCGGGGCTGGTGGCGGTGGTTTGCATGGTGGAGGTGTTTGGCTTTTGGGTTGGGTGGGTTTACATGCGACTGCTCCAGCCTGCCGGGGCAAACGGGCTAGGGGCAAAGGGGGCGGGCTGGCGGCGGGGTTTGGGGGTGGTTTGTTGGTCTATTTGGGCTGTAGCCGGCGTATTACTTGCCTTGATAGCTATTAAATTTGATGTATCTTGCGGGGCTTTGCCGTCTTGCAGCAAGGGCGCTGGTTGCTCCAGCACTTGGGGCGCGGGCGCCATGGCTTGCTCAAACAGGTTGGGCTCCACCTGGCGCTCTAGCTCGCGCCATTGGCGTTCGGTTTTGTCGTCAAGGCCCAGCAGGTGGCTCACAAAGATGGCGTACACGGTGCCGTCAAGCGGTTCGTTGCGCTGCTTTTTGGGGTTGACCCAGCGGTATTGGTCGCCGGTGGCGGTGCGGGCGAGCACGCGCACCTCGGCGGTGATGCCTTTGAAGTATTCAAGCGGCAGGCCCGCGCTGAAATGCACGTAGCCGGGGCCGGGCTGGGTGACTTTGAGGCGCCCAAAGAACAAATCTTTGGCGGTGTCGGTGCCCACCATAAAGAGCTTGACGCCTTTTTTAATGATGCGTCCGGCGTGGTTTACGTCTTGCCAGGCGCCCTTGCCTTGGATGGCCTCGCCGTATTTGGAGCTGCCTTTGATGGCAACCAGGCGCATGTGGGTGCGCCCGGCGTAGGCGCGCACAAAGTTGTAGGCCTGGTGGGTGAAGTGGCCGCCCGTGTCTACGGCGGCGCCGGCTATGCTGAGCAGGGGGCCGTTTTCATGCTGGAGCGGTATTTGCAGGGCTTGCCAGAGTTTGTGCCAGTCGCGCTCGTCGGCGGGGTTGGCGTCTATCACCAAATACCCCACGGCCCACATTTCTTCACCCCGGCCAAAGGCCCACAAGATGACCTCGAAGCGGTCGTCTTGCACGTCAATGCCTGCGCACACTTGCAGGCCGCCCACGGGCACGGTCATGACGGGGTATTTTTCGGCTCGTTTTTGGAGCACATGGGCCTCGGCTTTTTCGGCTTCGTCTTCCCACGTTTCGCCCAGGGTTTCATTCACAAAGGCTTTAAGGGGGCCGCGCATGCCGTTTTTAAAGGCGGTGCGGGCGTCCAGAAATTCCCGCACGATGGAGCCCCAAGTGACTTGGGGGCTCATGGCGGTCCAGCCATAAAAACCCACATGGCGGGGGGCCATGCAGGGGGTGCCGTCGCTGGTGGTCCATTGGGTGGTGGGTTTGTCAACGCCGGTTTCGGTGCGGCCTGTGGTGTGGGTCAAGCGCCAGTGGCCGCATTCGCTGACCCATGCGCCGGCATCGGCTACGCGCAGGTAGTCGGCTTGGGTGTAGCCAGCCAGGCAGTGGGGGCAGTGGTGTTGTACGGTGGTTTCGGGCTGGGTGGGGTCCCACTTGAAGCCGTGTTTTTTGTCTTTGCCGCCCCAGCTCAGGGGGTGCTCTATGCCGCAATGGGGGCAAACCGCCTGGTAGCGCATGCACACGTTGGCGGCGGTCATGCGGTTCTCGATGTGGCTCAGGCCTTTGATGCGGGGGGTGGTGCCGCAAATGAGTTTGGGGAAGGTGGCACCCTCAAGGCGTTTGTGGGCCAGCGTCCAGGGGTCGCCGGCTTTTTCAATCTCCCAATCAAAGCCGTCCAGCTCATCCAAAATAGCCACGGCAATGGTCAAGCGCCTGAAGTTGCCAGCGGCCTTGCCCCCGCGCAGCTTGAGCACGCTGCCCAAAAACTTTTTTTGCTGCAGGGTGTTGCTTTTGCTTTTGGCCGTGGCCTGGGGGAAGACCTCGCGCATGATGCGCACGTCGCGCAGCATGGGTTCGACCTCGGTTTTGCAAAAGTCGTCGCTGTCGTCATCGGTGGGTTGCCACACGGCCTGGTTGCGGCGGCGGTGCTGGCCGGTGTAGCCCATCATGGCGAGCAGGCATTTGGTGTAACCCAGGCGGGCGGACTTCTGGAAGTCAAATTCTTCAATGTCGTCGTTCGACATGCAATCCATGATGCCGATCTGGAACCCGTAGGCGCGCCACTTTTGGGTTTTTTGGCTGGATTCGGCGGACAGGTAAAAGTGCTTTGCCGACCACTGGCTTAGGGTCAGGGGCTCGGGCACTTTCAGGGCGAGCAGGCCTTTTTCAACGGCTTTGCGCAGGCTGTAGCGCAGCTCGTTGGGTAGATGCGCCCAGCTTTGGGCCAGCGCGGGGCCGGCTGCAGGCTTGGGGGCGGGTGTTGAATCACTCATCAGGGTTTGACGCCTTGCGGCGCTGAGTGAAGACCTTTAGCACTTGCCCTGAATTGGCGACAAAGTGCGTGCCGCTAGTGGATACCCCGGTCATTTGCCCCTGACCGGGCGCAGTACAGGTGCCTGCGTCTCTTCGGGGTTGTTTGGTTTGCGGTTGGGCGCGGCTCATGCGCCCTCGCCTTCTTCTTCATCCAGTGCGCTGAGGCTGGCCATGCAGGCGCTGGCGGCAAGGTTGCACGCGGTTGCCACCTCGGTCTCAATAATCTTCACGTCATCAGCCGTGAGCTGGGGGCAGCGCATTTTCAGGGTGACGTGCAGCGGCTCCAGCGTGCCCCTGATCTGGCTACCCACGTGGGCCAGCACTTGCTCAATGATTTCAACTGGGGCCACCTCGCGGCGGCGCTCGGCCAGTTTGCTCTCAAGCAACTGGTTGCGCGTAAAACTTTCTGCTGCGCGGTTAGCGGCCAGCTCGCCATCCCCTCCTCGGCCTGCGGCTTGTTCGCGCAAGTGCGCGCAATACCAGCGCAACCACTGGCCCGCAGGTGCGCCGGGTTGCAACACCGAGCGCGATATGAGGTCGCTCACGGCAGGCTGGCTGATGCCCACCATCTCGCCAAACTCGGCTTGCGTGCAAGTGCCGGCCATGCTCATGACTTGCCCTTGAATTGGGTGGCCAGGGTTTGGGCGGCGGCTTCGTCCCAGCGGGTTTGCAGGTTTTTGGTGACTGCGGCCTCTACCACTTTGGGCATGTCAAGGCGCTGGGTGTAAGTGGCCTTGCGCACAAACTTGAGCATTTGCAGCAGCTTGCGCCCAGGCAGGTGCTTGTACACGCCGGGCGGCAACCAGCCCCCGCCCTTGGCCAGCGCATTCATCCCGGGCGTGACCGAGAAAATCTCAACGGCTACGCTCATGCGTTTGGCGCGCTTTTGGCTGGCCCCGCTCACGGCTTTGCCAGATGCGTACTTTGACCCCGCCTTGAGCTGGAGCACGTTCACAATTTGTTTGTAAAACGACCCGGCCAGGTTGCCATACCCATCCAGCGGCATAGCCTTGCCCGGCACAGTCACCCAGCCAGCGGGCAGCACGCCCAAGCGGGTAAGCAAAAATTCGGTTTTCTTTTGGGCGCGGGCACCAGCCCCCTCGGCGCCAGGGCGGATGTGTTCGTTTTTGCTCCTGCCGGCGGCGGGCTCTGACTGCTTGAACAGCACGGTCGCAAACTGGTTGGCTTTGGTGGCTTTCTCAAAGGTGGCGGCCTTCATGGTGAAGGCGGTGGGCCGGTCAAACACCACCGGCAACTGAGCCACCACGGCGGCGGTGGAGTCTTGCGCCAGGCGCGTGAGCGTGAGCGCCATGGCAAACGGCAACTGCTTGGGCAACTCAGTCGCCAAGCCGCGTGCCACCGCCTGAAAATCTACCGCTACATCAATCTTCATGACCACCCCGCTTGCGGGCAGCCAATCCACCCGCGATGGGTTGGACTATGTAGAAAAGCTCTGTACTGTAAAACCCCCCGCCCAGCCATTTTTTTTAAATTTTAAAAACGAACACGCTCAAAAAACATAGCTACTCAGGCAATCAATACGCCGGCTAGAGGCGTGAAAGACTTATAACCCCCTTAGCAACACTTTCAAAGTAGCCCGCACTCACCGCCGAATTCACC